CAAAACAAATAACGTGTGGAGAATTAAACACTTTAGAACCAGTTTCATATTTCGTATTACAAACCATACCATTTTTAGTGCTTTCTAAAGCAGAGTAAGAAACATTACCAGCATTAGCACGTGGAATATCAAACATAACACAATTACACTCGTTCATATCTTGATTAAAAACAAGGTTCATAATATCAGCAACTTTTCCCCCAGAACAAAAAAGCACATTATGCTTTACAATACAATACTTAATAAATTGCGACTTACCAATATTTCCTTTAGGTTCCCAATACCAATTAATAGTTCTGTCATCAGGTTCAGATAAAATCAACTTTTCTATATCTTTTTGCCAGTCATATAGATTAGTAATGATTTTTACAGGTTTAGGACAACCAAGAGAAAAAACAACTTTTCCCTCCTTACTACAATATTTAATATTGTCTTGTAAATTACCTTTGGATTTTTCCCAGTGTATCTTTTTATTAGTAAAAACAGATAAAGGTCTAGATTTTGTCTTAAATTCTAAATAACCTTGTAAATGAGGAGTGCCTTGCTCGCCTACTTCAGATCCAATAATACAAACCTTACAATTTTTGGAAACAATGGAACTAATAGACTTTAAATCATCATCAGTCCAATTATTTAAAGTAAAACACCATCGAATAGAGGGAGCAATTTGCTTAGAGGTTGGGGAAATAGTATTACCCCCAACCGGAACTAACGGAACTAAGTCAGACATTTATAACATACCATAATAAATAGTCTTTAAATTAAAATAAATAATTGCGTTTGAAAACAACTTAAAGAAATATTATATCACTATATACAAAAGAATGGGCTATGGCAGATATTTTAGAAAACGCCGAATGGTCGCCGTCAAACCAAAGACTACCCCGCGAAAATACACAGCAACTCGTAAAAAGTATAGTAAAACGCCTAAAACTACTTTTGCGCAGAAAGTTAAAGCAATTATTAGTTCGAATATTGAAAACAAATTTACATCAACAATCACAGTAAATAATCCAGTAGCAATACTAGATAGCGAACAACTTAATTTTTTTGTATGGACACCCGGAGCAGATACAGCAAATCATCGTTTATTTAATTTACCTGTAGGAACTTCAGAAGGAAATCGTATTGGAAATACTATTAAATTAAAAAGATGGATTATTAAAGGATTAATTCAACCTAAATTTGCTAATGATACAGATACAGCATTATTGCCTACTAATGTAGGATATGTAGATATATACTTTGGTAAGTATTTAAAAACTAATGCTCCTATAAGCACAACATTAGGTGGTTTATATCAAAATGGAGCAACAACAACTACGCCTACTTGTAAATCAACAGATATGTTAAATCCATTAAATAAAGATCTATATAAAGTTTATTACCATAAACGCTTTAAAATGGGATTAGGAAGTGATGCTAACAGTTATGTAAATAATCCATCAGGACAACCTAGCCTTACTAACCCAGCAAATAATGATTTTAAAGTATCTCAAACTTTTGGGTTTGATGCTTGTAAATATATATTAAAAAATAAATCATTAAAATATAACGATGGAGGTATAACATCACCTTTTGAACCACCTCAAAATGTAGATACTGAAAACTTGTCTGTATGGGCAACATTTACGCCAATACAAGGAGCAGTCAATATTACTGGTCCTGGTGGAATTTCATTGTGGTATATAGATTGTTTATCATACGCAGAATATGAAGACGCTTAAAAATATAACTTAATATTTATGATCATAATATCATAATTATTAATTATTAAAACCCCACGCAAGTCAAGCGAAAATGCCCTGTGGGTATTGGCGAAGGCCAATACGGTATTGAAGAGCGCGACACAAGCGATGCGCCATCAGGGCGCGTCATACCATAAGATTATAAGAATTCATCATCAGAATCGAGTTCATCATTACGCAAATTAATAACATTCCAGCGGTCAGCACTTAATTTGTCCATTTCAGCAGGGGGAAAATTAGCAAAACAAATAACGTGTGGAGAATTAAACACTTTAGAACCAGTTTCATATTTCGTATTACAAACCATACCATTTTTAGTGCTTTCTAAAGCAGAGTAAGAAACATTACCAGCATTAGCACG